CCCCCTGACACCATGGCTTGAAAAGCTACTTGATCAGAGGGCGTGCCGAGGATGGCCGCCACAGGAGCGGAGCCGTCCGCGAACTCGTATTCGACCGATCCGGTTGTAGCTGTAACCTTGAGCGAGCCGCCAGAGTACGGGCCAAACGTGCGCGATCCGCCGCCCTCGAAAATCTTTGTGCCGACCGGATACTCGACCGACGCCACATTTTGACCGGCCTCAATGGTCACGGAGTCAGCCGTTACGAGTGCGAGAGTGGCCGTTTGGCCCTGCGTCAATACTGCCATTTAAACCACCGCCTGAGTGTTGATTGAACCGAATTCAAGCGCTGAGCCGCTGAACTCTGCGGCCCTGTCTGCCATTTTGAGTGTTGTCATGTCCTGGCCTAGCTTGGCCTCCCATGTGGCAACTCGCTGGTCATCGACCATCCAGGGTGATGCCTCGGCAAGCGCCGCCCACAGGTAAACGCCGGGATGGTTGGTTAGGAGCCAGTTGGTATCCGCATCGCCAGCCAGTGCGGTGAATTTGGCGTAATACGCGGACTGGATCAAATAGCTTGAATCAGTTACTGGCCCGAGTTGTAGTGCATCGCCGGTCACAACACCGACAGATGGCCTTGCGCCGCCAATTCGCGCCCGCTCGGTCATCACTTGCTCAACCGTGCCGATGTTGAGCTTTGTTGCGCTGTTGTCCGAATAAACCAGCGCCTTGAACTCAAGCCAGCCAGCAGGCAGCGCAATGGATTCCCCGGAGGCTGTGATCGTGCCTATTACCAACTGACACCGCAATCGCAATTCACGGGATAAGCGGGCCTCTGCGAGTTGAACCAGCGTCGGGATGATGTCGGCCATGTCCGAGCGCTTAAGCCACCCGGCAATGGCCGTCTTGAGTTGCAGATGATTCATTGCCAGCCCTCATTAACCTTAAAGCAAGGATGATCAGCCATGAACCGCTCGAATAGCTTCTCATCGTCGGCCACATCAAAGGCGTTCAGCGAGCCGTTGCTGATGCGCTTCGCCCAAGCATCCAAGGTCGTGATCGGAATGCTTGCTTCATGGATGCCGAAGGCTTGCTTTTCAGCGCCCATGCCGCGCCGGCCCTGCACATCGCGGATAACGCCGGTCACATCGGTGACTGTGCCAATCCGGGTTTTTCCGTCCTCCGTACCCATGTAGGTATAGGAGCCGCCAGAGCGAGAAAGTATCTTTACGTCAGCCATAAAAAAACCCCCGCCAGTTACCTAGAAGGGGCTTTGTTATGGAGAGGGCCGAAGCCCTCTAGGGTCAAGTCAGATCGCGGATGATGCCGTGGGCCTTCTCGTTCTTGACAATGGCCGTCCACTCCGTATTTACGAGAAACTCGCGGGCATCGCCGCGCTTCGCCAGCTCGTTGTCGCGCATCGGCGAGAACACGCCCAACGTCGCGTATTCCTTGTTCAGGAGGATCACCTCACGCGCACGCATGTGGCGGGCATTGACCGCCTTGACGCGGCCGAATGGTCCGATGTAGACCTCCAGGGTCGCAGTCAAGGTCTTGTCCTCCGCCTTGTCGAAGCGGGTTTGACCGGCCAGGAAGGTATCGAACACGGTTCGCTGCGCCGACGGAATCAGGGCGTAGAGGTTATCCATGTTCGGTGCGCCGTTGTCGAACATGAGCTTCATCACGTCCTTCAAAAGCGCTTCGGTCATCGCCCGCTGCGTACCGTCAGTCTGCGCAACGTTGGTCAAAGACAGGGGATCAACGCCGCCGACGCCCTTGCTGGTGTTGGTGGAGATGAAGCCCAACAAGCCGCGAGCCTGCGGGGCAACACCGGCAGATGCAGCAACGGCAGTCGTGTTTTGCAGGAAATCGAATTCGACATCCTTCTTGCACTCGACCATTTTCTTGCTGACCTGATAGTCGTACTCGCTCGACTTGCTGGCCTTGTTGGCTTGGTCTTGCGTGCGAGTTACCGCACCGGACTTCTCGCTGATCTGGGTTCGGTTGGAGTAACGCGCAACGTCAGTAGAGGCCGCGATGGTGGGCACGTTGCCTTGCTGGACCTTGTTGGTTGCACCGGCTGCAAACGAGTCATTCAGCCATTCGACAAACGGACTATCAACCTTCTCTTTGCCGACAAGAGCCAGGGTCGGGGTTTCTTCGACGGACACGTTCCAGATGTTGTCCTGCAACTGCTCACGAACGCGGCTGCTGCTGTATGTCGCGAACGCATTGGATGCGGTAGCCATGATTTATTTCCTTGTTTGCGCCATCAAAGACGCGAATGTTTTGGAGTCCATCGGCTTGCCGGATGCTGCGACTCGCGCTAGCTGCTCCTGCTGGCTCGATGGTTTTGCGCCCTGGGCGCGTGCTGCGGGCTTGGGCGGGATCGCCTTCGCTCGGTTGTCAATTTCTGGCTTGGATGCCTTGAGGGCTCTCCACTGCGCGGCTTCGTGGATTGCCTCCATGACTGCCGGCGCGAGCTGCTTGCCAAGCCGCCTCACAATGTCGGGAAGATCTGCTTCTGCCAGGCCCTTGCCGAGCATGTGCGAATTCATCGCCGTAAGCTGCTTCTCACCAAAACCAGGGACCGTCTTGCGCATATGCTCAGTCGTCACTTGCGTGGCTTCCGCCGCCTCTTGCGCCTTGATGCCCTGGAACTGCGCCTGCCTGCCCTGCACCGTCTGCAACAGCTCCTTACCCTGCTCGCGCAGAATCAAGAACTGGTTTGCGAGCGTGTTGTATTGCTGCGGGTCGCTGACCTGGATTGCCTGCCAATCCAGCGTCTGATACTGTGTGATCTGACCTTGAATCGACTGCAACCGGCCAAGCTCCGCGCCTAGCGCTTGGGCTTGCTGGTACTGCTCGTAAACGGCTGCTTGTGCCTTCTCGCGCTCTTGGGCCAGCACCTGCGTTTTCTGCGTGTAATCGCTTTGACGTAGATAGCCGTCCTTCAGCTCCTTTAACGGGGCTTCGTGCGCTTCTCCTGCTGCGGTCTTCCACTTAATCACCAGCTCTTCGTCAGGGGCCTTGGCGGCTTGTCCTTCTTCTTCGCTGGCTTCCTCGGCCACTTCTTGCGATTGCTCGCCTTCCGTCGCTTCGGTCGCGGTTTCCTCGATCTGCTCCGCTTCTGGCGCTTCGACTTCCGGGGCCTCGGGGGCTTGTCCTTCCGTCGACGCTGCCGCGAGCTGGGTTGCGAAATCGTTCAGGGATAGGGCTTCAGACATGGTTTTGGTGGTGTTGTGCCGTCAGGTGTGCGCCCATGAAAAAGCCCCAAGGATTGCTCAATGGGGCTTGTGGGTTATGCCTAAACTGACTGCCTCGGGATACGTCCCGAGCCGGGTTAAGAATCTTGTGTGCTGCCGTCCGACCAAGTGCAAGACAGCGGGCCATCAGCGACGACGATGCCGCTATAGACGCCAGGGAAAACATGTGGTGGCGCTAGCGGATACGTCACGCGAGTCAGGACAATTCCGTCGCGCTCATTGGCCGCAATGTAGGCGGCCAGCGTGGGCATGTCGGCAACGTCAGCAACCATCACCGCCTCCGCTGGCTGCGTGAGTTGCGTGAGTTGCGCGAGTTGCGCGGTAATGCGCTGCTGGGCCGCTTGAGCCTTCTGCTCGTCGGTCATCTTGGGTCGCGCCATTTATCGGCTCCTTACCCGGTCCCGGATCGCATCCAGTCGGGCCTGTGTGTGGTATTCGTGTGCAAGCTCATGCCGCGACACATCGCCGCCCGCAATCAGGATCAAGAACACGTTTTCAAACTGCTGGCGCGCCCGGTCCATCAAATGCAGAAACTCGCGCTCTTCACGCGCCTGACTGCCGAGCTGAAAGAACAAGCCCTGCGATTCGGTCTTGATCTTGCTCAGCGCGAACTTGACAAGATCGTCGTCAAGGATGCGCCTGGCATGGTCGGCCTTTTGGATGGCCTCACTCATTCTTCACCCCTGGCTGATTCGCGGGCCTCTGCTGCGTCATCGCGGGCGGATTGATAGCCACCCATCACAATGCCGTCTTCATGTTTTTGCATGTCGTTGTCAGCCTTCTGGAGCGCTACGCCTGCATTGATGTGCGCAATTTCCTTGCGGGTCTGCGCATCAAGACTCGCCTTCCATTCATCAAACTGAAATTGGCGATTAGCCTGCGCTGAGTTGAATTCCGCCTTGACCTGCTCAAGCTGGGCCATCTGCTGCAATTCCATCTGCTTCTGTCGCGCCTCCCACTCCTGGCGGTTTTGGTCGATCCGCATTTGCGTCTGCTGCTCGGCCTGGAACTTTTGCGCCGCGTCCTGCAAGTCCATCTGCTTCATCTTTTCCTGATGCTGCGCCATGAACTGCACCTTCTGCGCCTCGGCTGCGATCTTCGGGTCTTGCGGGGGTGGCGGCGGATTGGCTGGCGGCTGTGTCAGCAGCTTGGTATCAGCATCGCGCAGCTTGCCATTCTTGGCTAGCGCCTTGCCGAACTCAAACACGTTTTGCGGCGTCACCGCGCCCACCGTCTGCGCCCACTGCATGTATTGCCCGAACTGCTGCAACATCACCAGCGTTTCCGTCTTGTCGCCCGAGCCGATGCCCACATCCACGGTCGCATCCATGTCGGCGCTCCACTGGCGGGGGTCGTATTCAACCCACTCGCCGCGCAGCCGGATCGTCGCGGCCTTTTCCTGGTACTTTGTGACCAACCTCAAAACCAGCTTGAACAGGTCTTTTACGCCCGTCTCGGCCATGTTGCGCAAGGTCATCTGTTGGCGCTTGTCTGCCGCGCCCATGACCTTCTGAATGCCGGTTGCCGTCTTGTTCAGCGTCTCGCTGTCCAAGCCCTGGTTGTAGCGCGTGATACCCAAGCGGCTTTCGCGCATGGTCTGCGCAAGCTGGATGCCCTCCAGGGCGTCGCGACTAACAAGCGTTGTCTGGATCGGCTGGATGGCGTCACCGGCCGGGCCATTGCCTCGAATTATTCCGTTGATGCGAGTGCTTAGCAGGTCATCAAGATTGACGCCGCTATTCATATTCACGTAGGTGCGCGGGTTGTTGGCCGCGTAAAGCGAGTCCAAATACTGCCGCGTCAAGGTCGTGCTTAGGCGCTGCAATTCGGCGGCCGGGTCCGCGTAAGCCATGCCGATGACCCGGTGAGGGATCGGGATTGGCGTAATGATGGCGTAATCCGGGCCGTCTGCCTCCTCGTTGTCCAACACCATGTTTCCGCCAACCAGCACGCGGCGATATTCCGCGATGCCGTCGCCGTTCACATCGGCGCGAATAAAGCCACGGAAGAGGGTGATTTCCTCCATGCTCTTATCGGAGCTGTCCTGCTCGCCGTAGCTGCTACCTAGGTCGTCGCGCAGCATCTGCATCATCTGCTGACGCGACTGATCGCCGCCAGCGAAGTCCGACACCGTGTAAGCGCCCTCGTAGCCTTCTTCCTCAAGCTCGCTGCGGGTCATCACAATGAACTCACCGACACATCGGGCCCTGGCGAGGCTCTTTGCGCCGCGAGAAATCACAAAGTTTTCAGGGCGCACGTTTTCAATGCAAACCCGGCCGTCCTGATCCTGCAATACCGTCACATCATGCAGAGTTGGCATCTGCTGCGGCATTTGAGGCTGCTGCGGGGGCTGCTGGCCCTGTTGCTGCGCCTGCATTGCTGCTTGCTGCCACTGCTGCACGGCCTGCTGATACTGCGCCTGGATCTGCTGCGCCGCGTCTTCGTCGGGCTTGGCTGAGTGCTCGACCAACTTCGACTCTCCGTCCTGCATGAGCAATGCAAACTGATCATCGCTCAGGTCTTCAAGCTCGATCTTCTTTGGCTCTTGCTCTTCCCACTCAGCGCGAACAATGCCGATCTTGGATAGCAGCGCGTCCTTGATCCAGCAGCTAAAAATGTTGTAGCCGGGGTTCTGGTCTTTGATGATGAAGTTGCAAACGTCCGTCGCCTGCTCCGCGTAGCCTTCATCATTGGGGCCGCGAGGCTGAAACGCGCCGATGTTGTCGCCGCTGAAAAACGGCTCAATGAATGAAGGCATTGCGCTTTCGATCACCTCGAAAACGTCCCAGCACATCACCTGCGAGCGGCCTTCCACCTCGTTGCCAAGGGGCATGCCGAGATAGTATTGCAGGTTGCGTTCTTGCTCTCCGCGAATGTTCGCCGCCGCCCAATTCTCCGCCTTGCCCACCTCATCATCGACCAGCAAGCGCAGGGTATCGTCAGCCATGGCTGCGCCGCGCCGGCCTTGGGTCTTGCCGGTGTCGTGGTCTTCAGTCATGCTTAGATGATTCCTAGTGGTGCGTAGTTGAGCTTGTCGCCCCAGTCGTCGTTTGTCATTTGCTCGGCATTGAG